CTTTCGGGCTCCCCTCGTGTTGAGTTAACACTCAATCTCCACGTTATGTTGAAATATAGCGCATTAGAAGATATCGAACCTTCTCGGATAGTCGAGTTTCCAATGAAAGTGGATAGAAATCCGCCTAATTGGACCCCGCCTATTTCGAAATTATTGACATTCAAGCTCCGCACGCCTAGTTATATTAACTATACGAGCAGAATCCTGAGTGACAATGATCAACCTCGGAAATGGAAGCCTTGTGAGCATTATAAAGCTTACACTGCCTATTCCGTTCCTGGGGTCAATTCGATACCTTGGTATTCCAGTAGCGGCACGGGAACGTGCAACTACTCCGCGTTGACTGGTGCAGACGTTATGTTTGCATTTATCGACACAGGTTTACCAGCGCTATTCGGAGCTTTTGGAAAGCACACGAAGCCCAAAAACGGCATCGCGTCAAACTTTCCTAGCTTAACGGTTGATAGACCAGACGGCGGCTTTGTGCCAAAATCTGGAAAAGTTGATCAATATTGCATAGCAGGTTTAACTGCTATGTTACCTTTGATCAAGGCTGAGATCAGTCTCCCTAACTTCCTTCTGGAATTAAAGGACTTTCGATCTCTACCAACCACACTCACGAATTTATCGAACTTTTGTGCTAATTTGCCTAACGCTTTAACGCGTACGGTGAAAGCACTTGGTTCTTATCGTACTATCAGGAGATCTTTTTCAAGATCGGCTGGTAGTACACTTCGTGAGTCGCTCCGAGCAAGTGGTGATGCTTATCTGCAATCTGCATTTAACATCACTCCGTTGCTTCGTGACATATGCAGTATTTATACTGCATTAATGACGACTAACAAGAAGATAAACGACTTGTTAGTTCGCCAGGGCCGTCGCCAAGAACGACATTATAGTCGTAAATGGATTCCAACCGAGTACGCGTGTACTGAAGACGTCGGCTCGTTTAGCATGAACAGTGGTCAGTATTCTGCCTACGCTACAAACGTAGGTGAAACTGGCTGCCCTATGGCTAATACGGGTATGAGTCTTCGGTGCGTAAGGTACGCTGTTGTTGAAGAGGCTGAATTCCATGCGGAAATTGAGTATAATTATAATTATACTAAGTTTGAAATCGAGAATGCTCGAATTCTTGGTTTTCTGGATGCACTCGGGATTAATCTTAATCCCGCGATAATCTGGAATGCCATTCCGTGGAGTTTCTTAATTGATTGGGTTTTCGGCGTAAGCCGATGGCTCAATACATTAAAAACTTCTAATATGGATCCAACGATCAACATAACGCAGTTTCTGTGGTCAACTAAAGTTCGTAGGAGGGTTAGATGCTATGTAGAATCTAATCCCACCTTTGCACAAAAGTTGATTGTACAGAAAACATATTTGCCTGATATCTACGAGACGGCTTATCGCCGTGGAGTAGATCTTCCGACAAATGGCTCGATTGTAACGAGCGGGCTGAGTTCTACGGAATTCAGTCTCGGTGCAGCTCTCGCAATTACGCGGAAGCCACAACGTAAAAACTGGAGACGTTTTGTCTCCTCAACCCGCCGAGGTTAATAGCCTTGGCAAACAATAAGCATGTTAGCAAACACACTTAGTACCAACGAAATCAAGACCACAGCCGGCACGGGTATATCTTTTACCCGTTTGTCGACTGGTGACCGTAAGACCGAATTCGCGCTCGTAAATGAGCCGGCCGGTCTCCCCCATCGTCTGACCATTTCTCATCAAGAGAGTGGTTCAGGCTTCAGTAGACGTCGCCGTTCGATGACTCGTTTTGATAAAACGATCGCCGGACAGCTCGACCCTTCGGTCGGTGTCAAAGGAAGTGCCTATCTTGTTGTCGATCTTCCGATCGGTAACATGTCGGACAATACTTTGACGAACGGTCTACTTGCCAACTTGATGTCTTTTGTCGCGTCTTTAGGCGCTTCAACGACTATCTTGTACGACGGTACGGGAAACGGTGCGGTGGTTCTGTCTTCTGGTGGCATTTAACGGCGTAACCCTGAAAGGGGCCAAATCGTATGCAACTTCAAACAGATACACCGGTCCTGGAAGCAGATCCCTTGTTGTTACAAGGTCTGCTCCGGTCATGCCGTGAGCTTGGGATCCTTGAAAAAGGTTCCAGACTTCACGTTCTTCTTTTTGTCAATCGTATGACGGCCCGAGTTGTTTTCATTCGTAAGAATGGAACATTCGAGTATATCATGGATAGACATCCAGAAGTTAAGGACTCTCAAACACGCAAAACATATACTCTTGCCTACCAGAAATGGGAGGTTAGATATGTGAATCGCATGTATAATGAGTATCCGAATATCGCGCCTTACTAAGTTTTTTGCTTAGGAGGGTTCGATCAGCATGAAAGTCACGAGTATGGCAATAGTGTTACCCTGGTCGTCCTTCGTTTCACTTATCCGCATTTCTGCGTTTGGGTGAAAATGGACTTCCTGGGTTAAGATATTATTCCCATCCGGACTGTCTATTATGAGGAGAATTGATTTCTTCATAGTAGGTATTCGTTGGTGTCACATAGTGTGTGCATGCTCTAGGAGGATTACCTTATGGTATCCAATAAGAGCCTAGATGAAAGTGAAATCATCGCTGCACTTCTATGTGACGCTCTTGCGTCTCATGGAGATGTGTTCAACACACGGTCTCTAAAGCTGACTTTGCAAAAGGTCAAATCTAGATTCCGCTCTGAAGGACTCGGTTTTCTCACGAAAACTCTTCCCCGTCTGGGTAAGCACTTTGATCAAGCGCTTACAGGATCTATACAGATGAACGCTATTAGTGTGGGCTTTGATGCCCTCAATAACAGTAAGCTTCCGAGGTTTCTTGGTGAGCTTTTCAAACGTATATTCCAACACGACGGTTATGTCCTTCCCGATCCAGACGCGCAATGCGTTAAGACTATTAGGCAGATTCTGTACTCTTTTTACAAGTACGAACTTCCTTATAGCGTTGAGCAAGAACAACAGGTACTCGAAGCCTTTAAACAGGCTGAGAGGGATCTGTCGGACGTGTCAACTAAACTCGCACATATGCGGGCTGGTTGGCTACATTATAACTCCAGACAAAGATTCAACAGAACTCAAAAGGAAGGCTTTGAGCCTTTTCTTAAAGTTCCTATGGAATCTTCTCCGGTTGTTATTCGCAAAGCTCGACAACTCTTAAGTGAGTTGTTCGAGTCGTTTGACCCTACTGACATTGTTCCACGACACGGCCCCGGGGCTGTTGCTACCAAGCAACAGCTTTGGGAGAAGTTTCAATGGTCTAATGTCTCAAGTCGAATCACTCAACGTTATCCCTTGGATGCGTATTTTTACGCATCTTTGGGGCACGTGTGTGATAGAAAAGATAGCTTTGATGCTATCAGTGAAACGGATCTGCCGGCACGAGTAATTCTCGTTCCGAAAGATTCCCGCGGGCCTCGGCTTATCTCGTGCGAACCTGTTGATTATCAATGGGTCCAGCAAGGGCTAAGTTCGGCCATTGTCCGTTTGGTGGAGCGACATCCTATCACCCGATATAATGTCTACTTCACAGATCAGGGTCCGAATCGGCGGGGAGCCTTATTGGGCTCATCGACGAATCGGTATTCGACGCTAGACTTGAAAGAGGCTAGCGACAGAGTTCACCTTGATCTAGTTCGCCTACTGTTTCCTAGCCTCCTCACGGAGTATTTGGAAGCATGTAGAAGTTCATCGACGGTGTTACCCGATGGTGAGGTGTTACCGCTCAAAAAGTTCGCACCAATGGGGTCAGCTTTATGCTTTCCTATCATGGCGCTTACTATATGGGCGATCCTCACTGCTTGTGCACCTAACGCGGATACTCGCGAGAGTATTCTTGTATATGGTGATGATGTCATTGTACCAACGGCTTACGCCGAGAGCGCAATGGCCATCCTCGAAGAGTTTGGGTTGAAAATCAACCGCTCTAAGAGCTGCACCCAAGGACCTTTCAAAGAGTCCTGTGGCATGGACGCCTTCAAAGGCGTCGATGTTACTCCAGTTCGTTTCAGAACTGTGTGGGATGAATCACCTCGTCCTGACGTCTATACCAGTTGGATTAGCTATGCTAATTCTCTTTGGGATAGGCGATGTTACGCTGCATGTGATTATATCACAACGAGATTAGAAGCCGTTTACGGCCCCATCCCGAGCGAGGATCTATGGAACAAGCCCGGAACTCCAAAAGAGTTCTTAAAGCTCCCATGCCCTTGCCTACGCGGAACATCTGCTGATGCTAAGAAGTTTCGTCGACGCTTTAATAAGGACCTTCAACAAGTCCAATTTAAAGTTCGAGTCGTCACTTCTCCTTCAGTTGATCAAACAATAGATGGATGGAGTATGTTGCTTCGGTATTTTACCGAATCACAGAAACCAAACACTATATCTGAAAAACATCACGATGGCACTGCTACGTCTTTCAACGTAGAAAGCCCATTTTCAGTCAGG